GCCACGCAGGTGGCGCTGAGGCGGATGAATCAGGCGATCGATGAGGTGCTGGCGAAATGACGGAGGCTGATATCTACACGCGACTCAGTGCACTGGCAGGCGGCAATGTTTTCCCGTATGTCGCTCCCCAGGGCACAGCAGCGCCGTGGGTGGTTTTTCTTCTGCCCTCGTCTGCCAGTGAGGATGTTTTATGCGGACCTGCAGAAACCGCCTGCACGGTTCAGGTGGATGCCTGGGCCAGCTCGATTGACGACGCCGGCGCGCTGCGCGAGCAGGTTAAATCTGCTCTCGCTGATCTGCATCCTGTTGGTCTGAACGAGATTAATGGTTACGAGCCCGATACTGCGCTGTACCGCGCCACGCTGGAAGTTCAGATCTGGCAATAATCCACTCTGCCGCCTCCGGGCGGCTTTTTTATATCCGGAGCTCTCTATGTCCTCAAAATACGAAAAAACGCAGGGAACGAAAATTAACGTTTCCGCCGATCCGGCAACGGTGCCTAATCCCACCGGTGCGACCTGGCAGCCCATTAACTGTTCGACCAAAGAACTCAGCTATACCGGCGGGCAGAAATCGGATATCGACACCACCACCCTTTGCTCCACCGAGCAGGAGATGACGAACGGCCTGGCTGCGCCCGGGGAAATGACGGTTTCCGGTAACTGGTCAGCCGATGAAGAAGGTCAGAACACGCTTCGCACCGCATACGATACCGATGCACTGCATGCGTTTCAGGTGATTTTCCCCTCCGGTAATGGTTATGCGTTCCTTGCAGAAGTGCGCCAGAACAGCTGGAGCCTGGGCACGGCCGGGGTGGTGACGGCGTCGTTTACGCTTCGCATCAAAGGCAAACCCGTCCCGATTGTACCTGCTCCGGCAGCAGGTTAATCACAGCGGCGTAAGCCGCTTTTTTATGGCTAAAACGAGAGTTATGAAATGGAAAAGCATGTTTCACAGAGTTCACTTCGCGCGCTTGCGCTGGCACCGATGGCGGGATTCCGTACAAAAGTCGTGACGGTACCTGAATGGGAAAACGCCACGGTAAAACTGCGTGAGCCTTCTGCTCAGGCCTGGCTGGAATGGCAGCAGGTGCTTAACCCTAAGCAGACAGATGGCGAACCAGAAGAACTGACGGCTGCAGAGCGTGCGCTGCGTAACAAGAGCGCTGACGTCGTGTTGTTTATTGATGTGCTTCTTGAAGAAGATGGCTCGCAGGTCTTTTCTGAAGAAGATAAGCCGCAGGTGGAGCTGTTTTATGGCCCGGTGCACGCCCGTCTTCTTAAGCAGGCGCTTGATCTGACCACCTCGGCCGCCGAAGTGGAAAAGCCGTAAGCCAGCCCGGCACCTTCTTCCTGATGACGCTGGCGCTGCGTCTGGGGCGTACGCTTCACGAACTGAAGCAGACAATGACGGCCAGCGAGTTGCGTATGTGGATCGAATTTGACCGCCTCAACCCCATCAGCGACCGGCGCGGCGATATCCAGGCTGCGCAGGTTTCCGCCGCGGTACTCAACTCGCAGGGCGCAAAGTTAAGCATTGATGATGTGATCCTGCAGTGGAACGCCCCGGAACAGGAAGAGAGCAGCGCCGGGCTGGAAGGCTTCTTTGCCGCGCTGGCAGGGTAGTCGGCACAAGTGACATTTCATATCGTTAATATTAGGATTAAGCCTGATTGTTAAATATAAGGGATATGATATGGAATTGTTTCTTGTTGCCGCTGTACTTGGAATTATTCCCGCTCTGATAGCGCATAGTAAAGGACGCTCATTCATTGCGTGGTGGTTTTACGGTTTTCTCTTGTTCATCATTGCGTTAGTTCATTCTATTGTCATAAAAAAAGACACAAAAGTTATTGAACAGGAAATGATTGATGACGGGATGAAAAAATGTCCTTTTTGTGCTGAATTAGTCCGTCAGGAAGCCATAAAATGTAAGCATTGCGGTAGTGATATTAGCGGTAACATCCATTCAGCCAAAAATGAAAAAACTGATGAAGAATACTTAGAGGAAGCAAGGAAAAAAGCCGGGCTCCTTTAACAATATCCTACCTCTTTCAAACCCCGCTACGGCGGGGTTTTTTATTAGGTGAATTATGGCAACCCTGCGCGAATTGATTATCAAAATCTCCGCAAATTCTCAGTCATTTCAGACTGAGATTTCCCGCGCCGCCCGGATGGGCTCTGATTATTACAAAACGATGGAGCAGGGGGGGCGCCGTGCAGCCGTTGCTACCCGGGAAACGCAGCGTTCTTTGAATGAGCTCAATGCGCAGCTTGCTTCGGTTCGCTCATCAGCTGCAGGTATGGCTGGTGCGTTTGCCGGAGCATTTGCTACCGGACAGCTGATTCACTATGCCGATACCTGGAACCAGCTGACTGGTCGTCTGCGGCTCGCCTCTTCTTCGGCACAGGACTTTACTACGGCGCAACAGTCGCTGATGTCTATCAGTCAGCGGACCGGAACCTCTTTTGAGGCAAACGCCAATCTTTACAGCAGAATTGCTCAGTCCCTGCGTGACGCTGGCTATGCATCTGCTGACGTGGCGAACGTCACCGAAACCGTAGCGACCTCCCTCAAGTTATCCGGTGCCAGCACGGAAGAGGCCAGTTCTGTCATTACGCAGCTCAGCCAGGCTCTTGGTTCTGGTGTGCTGCGTGGTGAGGAGTTTAACGCGATCATGGAAAGTGGCGGGCGTCTCGCCAAATTTCTGGCTGATGGTCTTCACACGACGATCGGCGGTCTGCGGAATATGGCGAATAATGGTGAACTGACCACAGATCGAATAGTGCCGTTGCTGACCAATGTGGCCCAGCTTCGTAAAGAATTTGACACACTCCCGGCCAGTATCAGCGGATCGGCGCAGAAAGTAGAAAATGCTTTTATGGCGTGGGTGGGGGGCGCAAACCAGGCCGTGGGCGCATCGTCTACCCTGTCCGGTGTACTGGATGGTCTGGCCGAAAATATCGATAGCGTAGCGAATGTGGCGGGCGCGCTGGTCGGGCTCGGCGTGGCGCGATACTTCGGAAATATGACATCCAGTGTCACAACGGCCACCGCTTCGTTGATAGCGAACACAGCGGCAGAGGTGGAACTTGCAGAGGCGCAGCTGCGCGGCACCCAGATCAGTGTGGCAACGGCAAGGCAGGCTGTTTACCGTGCCCAGCAGGCCCGTGCCGCCGCGGCTGGCATCGAGGCGCAAATCACAGCGGAGCGTCAGTTAACCGCGGCACAGGCACAACTGAATACAGCTATCAACGCTCGCGCTGCTGCTGCCGGTCGGTTGACTGAAACAGCGTCTGTTATGTCTCGTCTGGGTGGTGGCGTACTGAGTCTGTTAGGCGGGTGGCCTGGTGTCATTCTGGCATCTGGCGCAGCAATGTATGGTCTTTATCAGCATACCGAACAGGTGCATAAAGAAGCTGTGGCTTTTGCCAGTAACCTGGAAGAAATCAACGTCCATCTTAAGGATATGTCATCCCTCGGCCTGCGCTCTACGGCGGCAGATGCCCGCTCATCCATTGATGCCCAGAAAAAGGATATAGCCGATCTCGACAGTCAGATAGCCAGGGTTAAAGACAGTCTGACGGGGCTCGCGCAGATCCAGCAGAGCTATAACGAAAGCCCTACCACGACGTGGATTAACACGTTTATGGACCAGGCGGATATTACAGAGAAAAATATCTCTCTGACGGATCAGCTAAATAAACTGGAGTATGAGCGAGAGAAGGCCGTTTCAAAACTTCAGCAGACCCAGAAGCTGTTTAATGACGCCAGTGAACAGGCTACGCAGAAAGCCATTCAGGAGGCGGGTGCTATTGCCACCCTGAAAGGGGCGTATGACCTACTGAACCGCAGCATGGGGGTAACACCCGCAAGTCGACCGGCATCATATGCTGGGCCGGTAATTTCCGCCTCTAATGCGACGCCCCAGCAGACAACAGCACTGGAAAAAGCCCGTCGCGATAATGAGCTGGCGAGTCTGTCCGGCTTGCAGAAACTTCATCAGCAGCATGTCTATGAAGCGCAGGATCTGAAACTGACCGGGGCGCTCTATACCCAGTACATTTACAACAAAGACCAGGCCGCGCGGAAAGATGAAGCGTCGGCACAGGCCAAAAAGAATGAGACTGCCGCGACAAATGCCCAGAATAAAGCGGCGCGAGAAGCGACGCAGACCGCTGAGCAGTACAGCCGAAAAATCGCCGATCTGAGTGTCGCTGTTGAAGTTCAGAAGGTGCGCGCCACGCAGGGAGAAAAAGCGGCTGAGCTTTACGCTGCGTCTCATGAAAAGGGCGTTAAGTGGAGCGAAGAGCAACGCAAATCCATTGAGGCTGGCGCCGTGGCGCTGGCGCAGTGGACACAGAAAGCCGATGAGGCTGTCCGCAAGCAGCATGAAATGGCTGACGCGCTGAAAGATCTGAAGGATGCGGGGCGCCGCTACCAGGACGAAGCTGACTTAACCTCCGCCACGTCTGGGATGGGGAACCGTCAGCGTGAGCAGTACCGCGACCGGCAGGAGGTTGAGCGCGTCTTTGATAAAACCGATAAGGGGGCTGAGGCTATTGCTGCGCGCCAGGCTGCACTGGATGCACTAGATAAAAAGTATCAGCAGGCGAAGGCCAGCGAACTGGACTGGCGCGCGGGCGCAAGTGCGGGGCTTGCTGACTGGATGGATAACGTCAGCAACATTGCCGGCACGGTATCGCAGGGCATTACCTCGACGATGGACAGTGCGCTTGATAACGTCTCCGCAATGCTGGTGGGCAACAAGGCCAGCTGGAAGGACTGGGGGTTATCCGTTCTGCAGACCATCTCAAAGGTTGCGCTGCAGATGGCCGTGGTTAACGCGATGGGTGGCGGTTCGTCTGGCAGTGGACTTCTTGGCTCCCTTCTCGGAGGAATTGTGGGAGGCGTCGCCGGAAGCGCATCCGGCGGCGCGAATGCAGGCACCGCCATCCAGAACTACGGCGCGTCTTTTCAGTTTAACGCGAAGGGTGGGGTTTATTCGTCAGCCGATCTGAGCAGCTACAGTGGCAGCGTCGTTGACACTCCCACCTTTTTTGCGTTTGCGAAAGGGGCGGGCGTGATGGGCGAGGCCGGGCCGGAAGCCATTATGCCGCTTACCCGCGACGCTTCAGGCAGGCTTGGTGTTAAAGCGCTGGGCAGTGGCACGCAGGGCGGCGCGGGTGTCAGCGTCAGCATCGGAACCATTAATTTCACAGGCGGCACAGGTGGTGCGCAGGGCAACACTAACGCCGCCGGCGCGGTGGCTAACCAGCTCACCGGTGCCATCATCGATACCATCAACACACAGCTGCGCAAGCCCGGCACTCCGTTGTGGAACGCCACGCAGGGCAAGCGCTGACAGTCCTTACTTACCCGCTGCGGCGGGTTTTTTTATGGATGAAATATGGCAACCGAAACCTTTACCTGGTGCCCGCGTATTAATGCCGGCGGCGAGGTGACTCACCGCGTCCGCCGCGCGCAGTTCGGCGACGGGTACGCCCAGGCGTCGGGCGACGGCATCAACGCCCGCAGCCAGAAATGGGATCTGGAATTTGTCGGTGATGAAAGCTACATCACCGCGATTATGGACTTCCTGGACAGGCATGGCGGCAGCCGCTCATTCATCTGGCAGGCACCGCTGAAAGGCGCGGGACTTTACCGCTGTGACGCTTACCGCCCGTCGGCCCCGGGCGGTGGCATTTTCTCTCTCACGGCAACCTTCACACAGGCATTCGCTCCGTAGGTACTTATGGCAATCAGCAATGACGTTCAGAAGCTCGAGCCCGGCGACAGCGTCCGCCTGGTGACCGTCGACGGCTCGGCGTTCGGCGCGGGCGTGCTGCGCTTTCACGCCTGCACCATTCCTCATACGCCGGAAGAAATCGCGGCGAGCGGCGGCGACACCTCGAAGCTTGCCGCTAAATCCATCTGGTTTGATGGCGAGGAGTACGGCGCCTGGCCATTTGAAATTACCGGGCTTGCGTCGTCGAGTGACGGCCAGAGCGCGGAGCCGGTGCTGCGCGTCGCTAACCTTGATGGCGTGGTGACCGCGCTCTGCCTGCGCTTTGATGACATGGTACAGGCGAAGGTTACTGTTCTGGATACGTTCGGCCAGTATCTCGATGCGCGCACATTTCCCGACGGCAACCCGTCTGCCGATCCGGGGCAGTATTTCCGCCAGGTGTTTTACATCGACAGCAAGGCGGCTGAAGACAATGAAGTGGTGGAATTCCGCCTCTCCAGCCCGATGGACCTGCAGGGGCTACTGATCCCGACGCGGCAAATCACGGCGGTCTGCACCTGGGCCTGCCGCAACAAATACCGCAGCGGTGACGGCTGTACCTACAACGGCCCGCGCATGTTTGATCTGAAAGGTAACCCGGTGACCGACCCTGCACAGGACAAATGCTCGGGCCTGCTGACCGACTGTAAAAAACGCTTTGGTTCGGATGCCCGGCTCGATTTCGGCGGCTTTCCGGGGGCCAGCCTGATCCGGAGGTAACCATGCGCGATAAAACCATTGCCGACATTCTGGCGCATGCTGCGGCGGAATACCCGCGAGAGTGCTGCGGCGTGGTGGCACAAAAAAGCCGTGTCGAGCGGTATTTCCCGTGCCGGAACATTACCGGCGCGCCGGAGGAACAGTTTGAGCTGTCGCCGGAGGATTACGCGGCGGCGGAAGACTGGGGAACCGTTACTGCCATTGTGCATTCCCACCCGGGCGACGGCGCTACCACCCAGCCGAGCGAGCTCGACCAGCTGCAGTGCGATGCTCACGGCATCCCCTGGGTAATCGTCTCGTGGCCGGAAGGCGACCTGCGCACCATCGCGCCCCGCGGCGAACGGCCGCTGGAAGGGCGCGCCTTTGAACTGGGTTATGCCGACTGCTGGTCGCTGGTGATGGACTGGCACCGCCGGCAGGGCGTGACGCTTCGTAATTACAGCGTGGATTACCCGTGGTGGGAGCGGGGCGAAAATCTCTATATGGATAACTGGTATGCCGAGGGGTTTCGCGAAGTCACAGAGCCGCGGCCCGGCGATATGGTGCTGATGCAGATATCTGCGCCGGTGGTGAATCATGCCGGTATTCTGCTGGAAGGTAACCAGCTGCTGCACCACCTGTACGGCCAGCTCTCCTGCGCAACGCCTTACGGCGGCTATCTGCGCGAGCGCACGATTAAAATTGTCAGACACAAGGATCTGCCATGAACGAACTGAAAACGGTGCGGCTGTACGGCGCGCTTGGCGCGCGGTTCGGTCGCGAGCACCGGCTGGTGATTACCAGCCCTGCAGAAGCCTGTCGCGCGCTGTCGGTCATTATTCCGGGTTTTGAGCAGTACATGCAGACGGCGCACCTGCGCGGCATGCGTTTTGCCGTGTTCCGGGGGAAAAAGAACATTGGCCAGGACGAGCTGAAACATAACAGCGGCGAAGAAGATATCCGCATCGCACCGGTGATTGCCGGCAGCAAGCGTGGCGGTGTGCTGCAGACCATCCTCGGTGCCGTGCTGGTGGTGGGGGCGCTTGCTCTTGGCCCCGTGGGTATTGGCGCCATCGCAGGCAGCACGGCGATGAGTATTGGCCTTATGGGCGGTTCGATGATGATTGGCGGCGTGGTGCAGATGCTGTCACCGCAGCCCGGCGGGCTGGCATCGCGTCAGGACCCCGATAACGCGCCGAGCTACGCCTTTGGCGGGCCCGTGAATACCACGGCAATGGGTAACCCCGTCGGGCTCCTGTATGGCGAGCGTGAAATAGGCGGTGCGATTGTTTCCGCTGGCATCTACACCAACGACCAGTGAAAACCGGTCTGATAACAGCGCCTGCGGGCGCTTTTTTATGGGCGCAGTATGGAAAAAATAACCGGTAAAAAGGGTGGCGGTGGTAATTCACGCACACCGCGGGAGTCTCCTGATTCATTACAGTCGATCGCGACGGCCAAAATACTGCTGGCGCTGGGCGAGGGGGAGTTCGCCGGCGGCCTGACGGATAAAGATATTTTCCTCGACGGTACCCCGATCCGCAGCGCCGACGGCACGCTTAATTTTCCCGATGTGAAATGGGAATTTCGTCCGGGTACCCAGACGCAGGATTACATCCCCGGCATACCGTCGGTGGAAAATGAAATCACCGTTAACACTCAGCTTAAAGCCACACAGCCGTGGACGCGCGCCATCAGCAACACGCAGCTTTCTGCGGTCCGTGTGCGTCTCGGTGTACCTTCACTGCAGCGCATGAAGGACAACGGGGATGTGGTGGGCTACCGCGTCGAATACAAAATTGAGTTGTCCACCGACGGTGGCGGATATACCACGGTGCTGAACAGTGCATTCGACGGTAAAACCACTTCGCTTTATGAGCGCAGCCATCGCATTGATCTTCCACCTGCCCGGACCGGCTGGCAGCTTCGTGTGAGCCGGACGACGGCGGACAGCACCTCCAGCCGCATCGTGGATACGACGAACATCGAAGCGTATTCCGAAATCATCGATGCAAAGCTGCGCTACCCGAACACCGCGCTGCTCTTTGTGTCGTTCAACGCGAAGCAGTTCAGCAATATTCCGCAAATCAGCGTACGCGCCCGCGGGCGGCAAATCCGCGTGCCCACGACATACGATCCGGTGGCGCGCACCTATTCCGGCACCTGGGACGGCTCGTTTAAATGGGTCTGGAGCAATAATCCCGCATGGGTGTTTTACGACCTTGTGCTGAGTGACCGTTTCGGGATCGGAGACCGGCTGGACGCGACGCAGGTGGACAAGTGGGAACTCTACCGTATCGCGCAGTACTGCGATCAGCCCGTGCCGGACGGCACCGGCGGCAGCGGTACCGAGCCGCGTTTTCTCTGCGACGTGTATATCCAGAGCCAGAACGAGGCGTTTACGGTGCTGCGCGACCTGGCAAGCATCTTCCGCGGCATGACCTACTGGGCCGGTAATCAGCTGGCCGCGCTGGCGGATATGCCGCGTGACATGACGTATGTCTACACCCGCGCCAACGTTATTGACGGCAAATTCTCCTACGCCAGCGGCAGCGAGAAGAACCGTTATTCAACGGCGATGGTGAGCTGGTCAAACCCGGAGAACCATTACACCGATGAAGTGGAAGCGGTGATGGAGCCTGATCTGGTGCGGCGCTACGGCGTGCGCCAGACGCAGATTTCCGCCATCGGCTGCACGCGGCGCACAGAGGCCAACCGCCGCGGCCGCTGGGCGCTGCTGACAAATGCTAAAGACCGGATGGTGAGTTTCGCCACCGGGATGGAAGGCATGATCCCGTTGCCGGGCCATATCATCGGCGTGGCGGATCAGTATCTGTCCGGGCGGGTGATGGGCGGGCGTATCAGTCAGGTGAACGGTCGCGCGCTGACGCTCGACCGGACGCCGGATGCAAAAGCAGGCGACAGGCTTATCGTCAACCTGCCGTCCGGTAAATCACAGGCCCGTACCCTTCAGGCGGTCAGCGGCCCAAACGTCACGGTATCTGCGGTATTCAGCGAAACGCCGGAGCGCGAGGCGGTCTGGTCGGTGGATGCGCAGGATGTCGCAATCCAGCAGTACCGCGTCACGTCCGTTGAAGACAATAACGACGGCACCTGGACCATCAGCGCCGTGCAGCACAACCCGGATAAATATGCCGCCATCGATTCCGGCGCGCGGCTCGATGAGCGTCCGGTATCAGCCATTCCGCCGGGCGTGCAGGCACCGCCAGCCTCCGTAACCCTCAGCAGTTACAGCCGCGTGGTGCAGGGTCTCAGCGTGGAAACCCTGCGTGTCGCCTGGCCCGCGGCACCCGGTGCCGTGGCGTATGAATGTCAGTGGCGCAAGGATAACGGCGACTGGGTCAACGTGCCGCGCACAAGCTCGCTCGGCTTTGAGGTGCAGGGCATTTATGCCGGGCGGTACATGGCGCGCGTCAGCGCCGTGAACGCCAGTGATGTCGCCTCGGTCTGGCAGACCAGCGTGGAAGTGACGCTGACCGGCAAGGTGGGGCAGCCGCCGGTACCGCTGAACTTCCGCACCACGCCGATTAACTGGGGCATCCAGCTCGACTGGAACTTCCCTGACGATGCTGACGACACGCTGATGACCGAAATTCAGTATGCCGCCGCGACCGACGGTAGCGACGCGTTGCTGCTCTCGGATGTGCCGTATCCGGCGCACAGTTACACGCAGCTTGGCCTGCGTGCCGGGCAGATCTTCTGGTACCGCGCGCGGCTGGTGGACCGCATCGGGAACCAGTCAGCCTGGACTGGCTGGGTGCGCGGCATGGCGAACGACAACGCGGAGGATTACCTGGGTGATATTACCGGTGATTTTCTCACCAGTGCCGACGGCCAGGCGCTGCAGCAGCAAATCGACACTAACATTGAGGCGGTGATGCAGAACGCGCTGGCGGACAACGCCACGGTCGATCATCAGTGGAAGCAGTATGGCGAAGTGCGCGCCGATATTCTGGTGGTGAAAACCACTATCGCCGACGTTGATAAGGCTCTGGCGGAAATGAGCACTCAGGTCCAGGCGCAGATAGGTAATGTCACGGCTGCACTTGAAGACAAACTGACCGCCGTGGTGGACGCCAGTGGCGCTACAGCCATTCATACGCTGAAAGCAGGTGTGCGGATTAACGGCAACTACTACAGCGCCGGCATGAGCATTGCGGTGCTGGCGCAGGCCGGGCAGCCAGTTGTAACGCGTGTTGCGTTTAATGCCGATCAATTTGTGCTGACCACCGGCAGCGGCGCCAGCCAGTTCTCGCCATTTGCTGTGGTGGGTGGGCAGGTGTTTATGAGCTCTGCCTTTATTCAGGATGGCACCATAACCAGTGCCAAAATAGGTGCCTTTATTCAGTCAAATAACTATGTGGCGGGTTCTACCGGCTGGAATATCAGTAAGGAGGGTAATGCTGAGTTCAACGCCGTTACAGTACGCGGAACCATTATTGCAACCGAAGGGCGTTTCTCTATGTCAGGTCCCGGAAACAACGTGGTTATTGACGGAGCTGGCGTTACCGTAAATCTGGCGAATGGTGGCCGCATTGTTCTGGGGAGCTGGTAATCATGCCCAGTGGATTACTGATTGACTTAAACGACGGCGGTCCGGTGATGGAAATCACGGCGGGGCTTCGTTGCCCCTCCTGGTGCGGGACAGTTGGCGGATCTGGGAATATATATAACGCGCCGGGTTATGTAGCTGGCGCGGCCCTGGTTTATGCCCCGTACGAAACTGCCAGAATTTATGATGGCGGAACCAGTCTTGTTCCAACAGTAGGTTGCCTTAGCGGAGCCACTCAGAATGGTGGCAGCATGATTATATCGTCATGGTACAGCGTCAAAGGCTACAACGACATCCTCTGGCCAGGAACAATGTGGCAGATAATGCCAGCCTCTCAGTCCGGGCATACCGGGTTATTTATCTCTGACAGTACTGATTTTACAACTATTACGAATGGCAGCATTGTGGGTCAGTGTGCATGGCGCGGGCGAGTCACCTTTACCGGCTCGTGGACACCGCCGGACACCGGGTTTGCTCGTGGAACTTATCTGATTTTTGGTAAGTGGAGCGCCGATGGTGTGACGGTTGAATATGATGGCACCAGAGTCATCGCCACACTGGAGCGTAACGGCGCAAATGTGAACGCTACAGTTACCATGGACATCGTCATATTTGCGGTGGGTGCGGCACCCGTTGCGGGACCCGGCCTTAACTTTTTTAATGCAGCGGGTCAGTGCACATTCTCTACAACGCGCCGCCCTTTTTTATACAGCAATGCGTATTTCCGGGCATCGAAAACATCAACGGACATTGGCAACCGTTTCATTATGCTGGGTCGCTATGGCGCGAAGTCTGATATTCAGGGCGGCTGGTGTTACGCGAAATATTGCGGGATCGTCAGAAGCGGAAACGCGGTGCGGATCGGCCGTGGCTACGTCGCTACTTTCTGGACAAGTGACTATCCGGTGACGTTCGATATTGTCAGCTCTACAAATATCTTACTGCTTGAAAGCATGTATTAAGCAGCATCGCTATGGCGGTTTTTTCAGGAGAATACCATGTCGGCAGGCACTCTTACGCTCACAAATAAATCAGCAGCGATTATTGGTACTGGAACATCATTCACAACGGAATTAAAAGCGGGTGATCTGGTCGTGATCAAAATCGGCGGAACGCCTTATACACTCCCGGTTAAATCAATTTCAGGAAACACTCAACTCACCCTGGTTAGTAATTACACTGGACCAACTCAGAGTGGCGTCGCCTGGTTTGCCGTTCCGCAAGAGGCTCAAAGCTTAATTACCGCAGCGCTTGCCTCACAGACCGCTGAAGCATTACGCGGGCTTAACCTTGACAAAACAAACTGGCAGCAAGTTTTTTCAGGCTCGGGAAATATTACAGTCGCTCTACCTGACGGTGGCACTTATACAGGACCTGCCTGGAATTCTTTAACCTCCGGACTGGATAGCAAGGCAGCCAAAGGCGCAAATAACGACATCACTTCTCTGTCAGGGCTTACCACGGCACTGAGCATTGATCAGGGCGGTACAGGCGCTAAAAGCGCCTCCACAGCCAGACAAAATCTTGGATTAGGCACTGCGGCAACCTCAAATGTGCAGACATCTATAGATGATGCTACAGCCGGTGCGATTTTAACCGTTGGTGCATTTGGAATTGGCGGTACTACAGGAATGACTGGCCCGACTAATGCCAATCTTATTAATAAAAACGGAATCTGGAACGGGGCCAGCTCCGGATCAACAAATTACTTCGATCCCTATTCGCCATTGCTGTGCATGTTCCGCACGACCGTAACCAGCAGCCAGCTACAGGCAACTATAGACGGAAGGCTCGCAGTTCGTGGGTATAATGGCAGCACAATGAGCGCCTGGAATCAGTGCTATACCACTGGCAACACCACTAAGGCGAGTGATGGCACGCTGAAAGCGGCATCGCCAGTGGCGCGCATAGTTAAAAGCCAGGATGACTGCCAGCGCGCTGATGTAAATGAGGATGGATTTTCCTGGTGTGGTTGCGGCACCGCAAATACTGAAGCCGATGGTATCAGCATTTCACGCATGGATGTTGGCGTATATGTCATAACCGGCTCCGCGGGGCTGGCAACGTCTGGATGGCAGTTACTTCCTCCGCGTGACCCTCAGGGGGCCGGTGATCTGGGCATTGTTGAGGCCGAACAGACAGAGAGCGGCGGCCTGACTATCAGACTCTATAAGCGTCGCTATATTATTTCTGAAGAGGGTGAAATAGTGGCCAGGAAGGGAGCAGCGATTGATGTTCCTGCAAACAGCTGGATTGATGTTCGTCTGGATATGCCGGGAACAAGCCTCTGGAACCAGCGTCAACAAGTGGTGATAAATGAGGAAAATGGGATTTAAGAAAAGTGCGCCGGGCTGTGGCTGTAAATGCCGAACTTATCTTCACCGGAATATGGATTTTGTTAAATTGAGTTAACTCAAGAACCTCGTGAAGAAAAAAATTGTCTTCTTCTCAAAGCACTTACAAATCCCACTGCCGTTGCGTATTGATTTCGTTACCTCCTGAAATTACTGTATAAATACACAGTAATTTTACCGGGAGGTACATAATGAAAATACACCCCCTCGTCTGGCCGGTTACGCCAGTCAACATCCCATTCTATGCAGACCTGATTTCAGCAGGCTTTCCGAGTCCTGCTGCCGATTATATCGACAGCGGCATTGACCTCGTTTCCCACCTTATTGCACATCCTTCATCCACCTATGTCCTGCGGGTTGCCGGCGACTCGATGCGCGACGCTGGCATCCTTGACGGCTCGCTTTTGCTGGTGGACTTCAGTCTGCACGCGAAGCATAACGACATCGTGGTCGCCAATATTGGCGGGGAGTTTACCGTTAAAAGGCTGGTGACGTACCCGGTGGCGCAGCTGCGCGCCGAGAACCCGGCTTACCCGCCTATAGCTGTTTATGACGCCGACG